GTCAATGCGTCAAGCAAACTTTCGCCGATATGAGGCAAACAAATTTTTACTGCAGTTTCTTGATTTAGTCCGCGACTCATTAAACGATCAAATTCCATGAACGAACGAATACTCGTTCTCTCATTGTCATCTGCTTCGACTCCTGCCAAACGTCGAGCCGTTTCGCGCAAATATTCTGGCAGTTGTTCTAAGGCTTGTGGGTGAGGTTCTGTGATTTCGAATTTGATTATCAAACGATCTTGTAATGCCATCGACAAGTCCGTCGGCAATCCGTTCATCGTTGCAACAACGCTAAAGTTTTCGTGAGGTGTAACGATCTCGCCTGTCTCATCGTTTTGCCACGAAGAACTTTCGACTGTGTCGATCAACGCCATTAGTCGAGATTCCACGTCAGAGTTCGCGCGGTTGATTTCATCGACAACTAATCGAGCGCCTTCACGCCAAGCTTTGATACCAACGCCTTCGAGAAATTTCCACGTCCCGTTTGCCTGTGGTCGATAACATCCGATCAAATCTGCGTCAGACATTTCATCGGTGCATATCAGTCGATACGATTTTTGATTCTCTTTTAGTCCTGCAGTCAATCCAAAATATGTTTTGCCAGTCCCAGCGTTGCCGTATAACAAAATTCTTTTTGCGTCGTTTTCCAGCGCGATGTGCGCCAGATTCCAAGCGGTTAAATTTTCCATGTTTTTGTCCTTTGTTTTGGTTGGACTAAAGATTGTATCTGTTCGTTATACGTTCATCGTTGATTTTTGAATATTTTTTATCGTTCGGCGTTTAGCGCCGAAGCTCGAACTGATTCATTTATTTTTGGAAAATTTTTGAAACCCGCACAAACAACCATAAAGCAAGATACACAAATAAAAATATACAAAATTAATAATGTAAACAAACTTGGTTGGGCTTGCGACGACTTGAAAATGTCACACAAAAAACAAATTTAACAACTGGTTGCTGTTAGCCATAGGTAGCGGTTGCCCGTTGTTATAGGTAGCGCCCGGGTTATTTTTGTATGTAGTTTAGTTGCTCGTGTCGGTATTGTGCGTATTCTTGGCTTCGTTGGATTGCGTCAATGTCTAGTTCGTTTGCGACTATTTCTGATAGCGCAATGAAGGGGTTGACTAGGTGTTCTGGGACGCACATGGCTATGTAGAGTAGCTCTGTTAATACTTCTTCGGTTAAGCGTTCGTCGTTTAACATATTGGAGGCAAGCCTAGTTCATGCCTCCAAATGTTTAGTATTAGTGCTAGGTCTTCGTCTGTGTATCGATGTAACGCTTGGGTTTCGGCGGTTTTTTTGTTTCGTATTTTTGCCCGCGTCTTACGTGACATAGGCATAGGCAGCCTGTGATCTCCTGGTTGGTCCATATTTTGCACGCCCTTTCTACTGTTCCGCAATGTATGCAGCCAATTACTTCATCTATTGCTAGGTCCTTTGGTTGTTTCTATCATTGGTTTACTGCTGTGGTTGTTACTACACGTTGGCGTTTCGGACAACGTAATGTGCGTAGTTACAACATTACCGCATTGGACACATTGCCAATGTACTGTTTTATTTTTCGATTGACCAGAGTTCAGCATCATCAAACTTTGCTGTTCTTGTGTGCAATTTAACTGTTTTGTCTTCGCCTTTTGAATTTGTGACTGTGATCTGTTCACCTGGTTTACCTGTGCCATCTTTAATTTTGATGCCCCAGTTTTCGTCTTTTAGTTTGTACCATGAGTAACTCATTTTAATTATTCCTCCGTATTGTTTTTTGATGTAGTTATTTATTAAATGATTTATTTTAGTTTGCATTGTATGACAATATGCCCCCTTGTTGTTTTAAATTTAAATTGATGTTTGCCAATTTTGAAAACAATTGTTAGCTTCAACGGCGTTTTTCATTTCAATATTATTATACAACCGAATTACATGTATACACGGATCAGATCCATTTTCAAACTCATTACTTTCTGACTCACTCAAAGGTGTACCCTCGTGTATTTCGCAAACAGGTGGGCTACACCAGTTATGTTTAAGCCCGTGTTTAAGCCATTGATTAAAGTTCAAGACCTTGTGCCATAGCTAATTGCATTCTTTCAACCATTTGTTGATAAATAGCAATTCTGTTTTTGTTTGTTTCGTTTTCAGCTATCAAAAATTTGTTTGTTACACGCAAATCGTCCCGTTCTTCACGCACACGATCTAAACTGTTTTGCAAATCATTACAACGAGCATCCCACATGGCTTGTTCACTTGCTTGAAATTCGCTCATAAATTGATTATATCTCCCTTTATATAGTTGGGCAAGAGTTTCTTGCGTTCATTTGCTGATTGTCCACCCCAAACACCATAAGGTATCTGGTTGGTCACGGCCCAACGCAAACAGCGTTCTCGAACAGGGCAATCATTGCAAAACTTTTTAGCAATTACCATTAAATGGCTTTCACCAGGTTCTGGAAAAAAAGTTATATCAGTACGACCCTTGCATTTAGCGTTTTCCATCCATCCCATATTGCCGTCATCAAGTCTGTAATCATTCAAAAGTTGCATATATGGATCACTTTCCCCATGGTTTAAAACCATTTCCGTGGGTTTTTTCGGAGTAATCATAAAGGGTTTTTGCCGCAACAAGGTTTAAATAAGGATCGAATAAGTCTTTACAGTAGTTGATTTTGCCTAATGTTTGCAAGTATCCGTTTGGATACCAGCGTGTAGGTAAACACCATGATCTGTCATTGACTTGGGTCAAACCTATATCGGTTGACCCGTCGGCGTTAAGGGTAGTGTTGTGGGCTTGGGTTAGGCATCGTGACTCACGGTAGATGATTTGGTCAAGGGTGCGAAGTTGCTCAGGTTGCCAACCTGCTGTTAGGGCTACATCCCACCATTGGGGGCATAAGGCTTTGGGTTTGGCTACCGCTATAGGATCGCGCCAGACGCGCTGTACTGCGTTCTGGGCGACCAAAACAAGAGGATGGCTATCTAGTGAGGGTGTTTGTTCTGCCATCGCTGTGACACCACCAACTGTAAAACCGACTGTGAGTATGGCAAATAGCCGTGATAAAGCGTCCATTGTGTTTCCCTTTAGCTTACTTGATTTGATTAAACCCTTGGTGGGTAAGACTTATTGGAAATTTTCTTGTACTGTTTGAATTAATAAAATAAGTTCAGCAAACTCGTTTAATGTCATTAACACTATACCGTCAGATTTGCCGTCTGGCATAGCAATCATTGCAAAAGGTCTAATATCGCCCAAAGCTTTAGACGCATCTGACTGATTTTTAGCATCATAAAACCGTGTTGCAATAGGCCCAACCTGTGCGCCTGCTTTACTTTCAACCCTAAAAAACCCACCCCAATGTTCTTCATGTCTAGAACCAGCGTTACCCGTTGCAGACAAACCAAGTTTACGTCGAGCCATTCTTGCTTTCGAGTCGCCTTTAGTACGATTGCGTTTACCACGCGCTACTGGATCACCACAACCTTTTACACGCCGTTTATTGTCACGACCAGGTCGACCTAACAAACCGAATTTTGGGCAATTGTCAAGGGAACATTTATCTTTATTCCCTTGGCAATCCCCTTTACGTTCTAGTTCAGGAGCCATTAACTGCCTTATATTGTGACACAATCATTCTAATAATTTGCGAACGACTACGTTGATCTTTGACTGCCAATTCATCTACATAATCAATCAAATATGGTTCCATCCGCAAAGCAATTAGTTTTTTAGGTGGGGTTATTTTTTCCATTAAACTAATTCTCCAATTACTTTAGAAGCTTCAGCTTTAGTTAACTCAGACATATCAGTTATAGGTCGACTAATAGCAGTTGAAATAAACTCCAAACGTTTAGTTCGATCAATATTTAACCCCATTAAAAGGGCAGATATTTTGCCAAGTTGAGCCGACGAAGCCACACCAGATTTGTCTATTTGTGCAACAGATTTTGTATCCGGGGTTGCTTGTACAACTTTTGTCATTTCTTCACGCGACGGCCTAGCTCCCTTAGGCGCATAGTTGCAATTAGCCAAAGCTCGACCAATAGCGCTTGTTTCGCCATTTTCAACATGGCTTGTTTTATTTACAGGTGATGCACCACGTATTTCCTCGGCATGACCTACACCTGCTGGGTACATATCTTTTTCGCTATTGAAATATGCTTCAGCACGGAACACAACTTTTGTGTCATCATAATGATAAATACTCGTAGCAATTCTACCTATTGGATGATCAACCCAAAATCGTGCCAATCTATCTTCAACAGTTTCATATTTTGATAAATCAAATCCCATTATTTTTCTCCCTTTGTTGTTTTCATTATTTTGTATTCGGATTGTTTTTTATATTTACTTGCAAGAACAGGATGATCTAACTCAAATTTTTTTGAATCAAAACTCGTCCTTGATTGTGTTCTCCATGTTATCAACGTTTTACCGTTTAATACACCTGTATCTGCATCTTTTAATATTCCGCCAAGAGCAGCTTTAATTACATCTTCTTGGCCTTCAAGTGCTTTTTTAAATTCTCGAAGCTCAATTAAATCGTTAACCAATCCACATTCTTCTTTGCTTAATTCAACACTTTTTGATTGCTGTACCGGATACATAGTTTCAACGTGTGCATAATTTAATACAGTATTTTCTGGCATGAAACCATTATCAACAGCACCTAATAATTGGGCACAAGCATTTAAATGAACGCCTTTTTCGTCGGATGAAATAATTTGCGTATATCTATGAAACTCTAAATTTCCATCTAAAATGCCCCACTCAACAGAATCGGAACCAACACAAATAGCTTGATGAACGCCCTGCCAATACCATTCACGATTTAAAACACCAGTCCATATTTTGCGTGTAGTTTTTACTTCAATCGGAATATTGTTAGGCGTAATACCATCTAATGTTGCAATAAGCCGAATCCCTGGTGTTTCGTATGCGTACATAACATTTGGCGTTTCAACTTTAACTTTTAACAGATCTCCAACCCAAGCTACAAGTGTTGGTTCCAAACGATTACCTCGTTCCATTGCTTCGTTGGTTTCTGTTGGCGTAGGCGGATTGTCGTTTAGTAGCTCCATCGCTAGATCAGCAATAGATTTATATTTGTGTTCGCCGTGAACAACAGCGGCGACTGATGCCGAAATTCTTGCCTGATTGTTTTCGTTTCGCCATCGAACATTTAGCCATTCTTGGCTACCGTGGGGTGGTTTATTAATGGTTGAAATACTCATTGTTCTCCTTTGGTTAATAACAACGTATAGCCAACAAATACAAATTGCAACCTTTAATAAATAATTTTTGGTTGCTCCAAAACAAATACGTTTTTAACCATTGCCGTAGGAATATGCGTAACCATTCCAATTGTTTTTAAATTAGGAACTTCATCCGGCATATATGAACCAGTAATTGTTACATACCCCGACAGACATTCAGGCCACAAGAAGCCTACCGACACGACATGGCAGGCTTCAGCTTTATAGGTTTCTATCTCAATCCAACCGTTATCGGAATCGTATGCGTCTATCCAATGAACTGACACAAGTGACCACGGGCAAGACATTAGTTTTCTTTCGACAAATATTCGTAGCTGGCGTGAGACATGGACATGATGCGACCAT